ATGAATGGGCTATTAATAATGGTATCGCAAAAGAGCAAGCAAGAGCAGTATTGCCAGAAGGTAATACAGTATCGAGACTTTATGTAAATGGTACACTTAGGTCATGGATTCACTACATTGATTTGAGAGATGGTAATGGAACACAAGAAGAACACGCAGAGATTGCAAGAGCATGTGCAAATGTAATTGCAAAAGTATTTCCAATAATTAAAAGTATACGAGAAGGAACTTGAATGACAACTGATATTGTAATCGACTATAGTAGGGATTCGCTATTCGATGAGTTGGGTATTAAACGATTAAAAGAAAGTTACATGCGTGAAGATGAAACTTCACCGCAGGAGAGATTCGCATATGTATCAAAGGCGTTCGGCAGTAATGAAGCGCATTCGCAACGTTTGTATGAATATAGTAGTAAGCATTGGTTGTCATATTCTACTCCTATTCTTAGTTTTGGGAGGAGTAAGCGTGGCCTTCCTATATCATGTTTCTTACCTTATCTCCATGACAGCGCAGAAGGTCTTGTCGATTGTCTCGCAGAAGTAAATTGGCTATCAATGTTGGGAGGCGGAGTTGGAATTGGAATTGGTATCAGAAGTTCTGATGATAAGTCTGTGGGTGTTATGCCCCATTTGCGTACTTATGATGCGTCTTCCCTGGCATATCGCCAAGGTCGTACTCGCCGTGGCTCTTATGCCGCCTACATTGATATTTCTCATCCAGACATTCTTCTATTCTTAGAAATGAGAAAGCCAACAGGCGACCCTAATCTACGTACATTGAATCTACATCATGGCATTAACATTCCAGATTCGTTCATGCAAATCATTGAACGTTGTATGCAAGACAAAGATGCTGATGATTCATGGGAACTAAAAGACCCACATAGTGGTGAAGTGCGTGAAGTTGTTTCTGCAAAAGACTTGTGGCAACGCATACTTGATATTCGTATGCAAACTGGTGAACCATATCTACATTTCATTGATGCAAGTAATCGTGCTATGCCTGAGTTTCAAAAGAAACTAGGTCTGTCAATTCGTCAGTCCAACTTGTGTTCTGAAATTATTTTACCTACAGACAAAGATAGAACAGCAGTATGTTGTTTGTCTTCAGTTAATTTGGAGTACTTTGATGACTGGAAATCGGATCCTTTATTTCTTTCTGATATTGCAGAAATGCTTGACAATGTGTTGCAGTATTTTATTGATAATGCTCCTTCCGCCATCGAACGAGCTAAGTATTCTGCAAGTCGTGAGCGCAGTATTGGTATCGGCGCTTTGGGGTTCCATGCTTATCTACAACGAAATAGTGTGCCGTTCGAATCCGCACTTGCAGTCGGAAGAAACAAACAAATCTTCTCCCACATAAGAGGACAATTAGATGCCGCAAACATTAAACTCGGAACAGAGCGAGGCGAAGCGCCCGATGCGGCAGGTACGGGACGCCGTTTCTCTCATATGCTTGCTATCGCTCCTAACGCTTCTTCTTCTATTATCATGGGTAATACTTCTCCCTCTATTGAGCCCCTACGTGCGAATGCGTATAGACAAGATACTCTCAGCGGTTCTTCCTTGAACAAGAACAAGTGGCTTGACAAAATCATTAAAGATATTGTAAAATCAGACGATGAATATCAGACAGTTTGGTCTAGCATCATTGCGAATGATGGTAGCGTACAGCACTTAGATATTCTTGATGATTGGCAGAAAGATGTATTCAAAACATCTATGGAGATTGACCAACGTTGGCTAGTGAATCATGCCGCAGATAGACAAGAGTATATTGACCAAGCACAATCATTGAATCTATTCTTCCGTCCAGATGTAAACATCAAATATTTACATGCAGTACACTTCCAAGCATGGAAGCAAGGATTGAAAACCCTGTACTACTGCCGTTCAGAAAAGATTGGTAAAGCAGATAAAGTTTCAAAACGTATTGAACGTGAAGTTATTAAAGAACTAGATATGAAAGCACTTATTGATGGTGATGCGTGTCTAGCATGTGAAGGATAAAAAAATGAAAGTACTTAGATTTACAGCATCATGGTGTCAGCCATGTAAGATGTTAGCGAAAACATTAGACGAAGTTAATACTCAAATTCCTATTGAAGTTATTGATATCGATAACAATCAACAGCTTGCAATGGACTATGGCATTCGTGGTGTTCCAACTTTAGTAATGCTAGATGGTGACGTTGAAGTTAAACGTTTCTCTGGCACTAAGATGAAAAAAGAATTGACTGATTGGTTGGGGGCATAAATGGACTGGTCATTTGGAGTAATGGAATTAATTTTTCTTGTTAGTTGTCTTGTTATTTTTATTAGAAGTAGAATGGCCAGAGCAGAAAATGAAATTGACAGAGTATTGAAAGAAGCTGAACAAGTTAAATTTAAAAACATGGATATATTAATTTGCAAAAGTGAAGTGCATGATGGGCAAATTTTTATCTACAACAGAAAAACAAATGCGTTCATCACACAACAACCGACTATCGAAAGTACATTCAAGTACTTCATAGATAATCATCCTGGCAGAAGAATACATTTCGGAGAAGAATAATAAATGAGTGCAACAAAAGTAAAAAGTAATTTGATGGATGGCAGAGATGCATTCAAGCCGTTCAACTATCCATGGGCATATGATGCGTGGTTAAAGCACGAACAAAGTCATTGGCTACACACAGAAGTTCCAATGGCAGAAGATGTGAAAGATTGGAAGAAAAAACTAACAGCAGAAGAGAAACATTTTCTCACAAACATTTTTCGTTTCTTCACTCAAGGTGATATTGACGTTGCTGGTGGTTATGTAAAGAACTATCTACCATACTTCAAGCAACCAGAAGTGCGTATGATGTTGCTTGGCTTTGCGGCTAGAGAAGCATTGCACGTTGCCGCATACTCACACTTGATTGAAACTTTGGGTCTGCCAGATACAACATATAACGAATTCTTAGCATATCAAGAAATGAAAGACAAGCACGATTATGTGCTAGACATTTCAGATAAGAATGGTGACTTGCAATCTACTGCTACACACATTGCAGTATTCTCAGCATTCACAGAAGGTATGCAGTTGTTCTCTTCATTCATTATGCTATTGAATTTTCCACGCATGGGTAAGATGAAAGGCATGGGACAGATTATTACTTGGTCGATTGTTGATGAAACGCAACATGCAGAGTCTATGATTAAACTCTTCAGAACTTTCATTCAAGAGAATAACGAAATTTGGAATGACGAACTCAAATCAAAAATCTATACTATCGCAGAACGAATGGTTGAGTTAGAAGATAAATTTATCGACTTAGCATTTGGAATTAATGCGATGGAAGGTCTTACTGCTGAAGAGGTGAAAACATACATTCGCTACATTGCAGACAGACGTTTGATTAGTTTAGGACTAAAAGGCATTTTTAAGGTTAAAAGAAATCCATTGCCTTGGGTTGAGGAAATGATTAATGCACCAACACATACAAACTTCTTTGAAAATCGTGCGACAGATTATGCAAAAGGCGCAACCAAAGGCGATTGGGCAGACGTATGGGGTAAAGCGGCATGATAATCAATGCGGACACCAGAGTTCTTGTTGTAGACGATACGCCAAAACATTTACAAGAGACTGCAAATTTTGCAAAGAGAATTGGCTATAAGATTGTTGATACCGCATCAAACAATACTGACGCATTAAATAAAATCAAGTATCAAAAGTATGGACTAATCATATCTGATAATTCAAATTTGTTTACTAGCGTCAATGACATTCCATTCATTCTGACGATTTCAGAATCTAGTTCTTCAGATTACAAGTTAAGTGTTCTCAGTTTAGGTATTGATAAATACCTTGTTATGCCGTTTAGTGAAGAGTTGCTAAAACATACAATAGAAGAAATCTAAGGAGAACACTATGGAAAATATTAAAAGATTATTTTGGCTTACATTGATGATTGTGGGATTTGCATTTCCCGCATGGAATGTACATGCACAAACAGGAAAACAAAAACCAGGAGTTGTTTATGACGCTAATATTACTAGGGTTATCGATGGGGATACTGTTGCGTTTGAAGCGGCTTTCCTCCCAGACCCACTCAAAAAAGAATTAAGCATTCGTGTCTTTGGTGTTGACACACCTGAAAAAGGACACAGAGCGCAATGCCCTAGCGAAGATGCTAGAGGCAAAGCCGCAACAGAGTTCACTAAAAGCGCAATTGCCGCAAGTCAAAAACGTCAAATCGTTCTAATGGACTGGGACAAATACGGCGGTCGTGTTCTCGGTGACGTTATTCTGAACGGACAGAGTTTACGTGCTATGCTAATCTCTAAAGGATTCGCTAGAGAATACTACGGAGAAGCCAAGACTTCTTGGTGCAACTGATTGACGCATGTGGAGATTATGGGCAAAGGCACTAGGTGAAAAAGCTAGTGCCTGTGATAAAGAGTCGGACAAAGTTGCAATCATTAGAACAGCTATTGTTCTTTGCTATATAATAACGAACCTGTTTATTGTAGCAGGCGTTATAAGGCATTGGTGAAGATATGTTAGAAACTATTTGTGATACTTTGGTCGAAGCGTATAAACGCAACTGGATTACTAGTCGTGATGGAAATGTCAGTATTCGTCATCACGACAGGAATCATTTCTACATTACACCTAGCGGTGTTCGTAAGCAGACAATGCAACCTGACCAGTTTAAGAAGATAGGTATATTGCATCAACCTATTGATAGATGGAACTGGATTGATTTGCCATATACTGATATTAGCAAGAATCTTAGACCAAGCGGAGAACTTCCGTTACATTTTGGTCTACAGAAGATGATGGGTCAGCACAAAGATGATGTGCGTGTAGTGGTACACTTACACCCTACATATTGTGTTGCCGCTATGCATCGTGGCATTGAATTGAGTAATCTTGCAAATGACTTTCCTGAACTTAGTCGTTATACTAAAGTTGCGCCAAACGTAGGTGATGTTCCTCCTATCAGTCAAGAACTTGCAGATGAATGTCACAAGAACTTACAGCTAGATAATGAGGGTAATATTGCTTACGACATTGTAGGCATTAAAGGACATGGCGTAGTAGCCATTGACACCAGCCCATGGAGGGCTTTTGAACACATCGAACGATTAGAACATATATGTCAAATCGTATTATCATCGGGGAAATATTAAATGAGTTTTTTAGTCGCAAACACACCAAGAGTTAGATGTTATGTAAGAAAAGAATTTCTTTATAATTTCGAAAAAGGTTTTGGGGAATACGTACCTTGCATTTGGGTATCAATCAAATCAATGAGCCGTAGAGCATTCTTCATCGAATCATATTTGCCTGAGTATGGTGCATTGTACGATAAACTTCCTTTAGAAGCATATGTGAGTAGAAATCACAATTTAGATAGAGATAAATTTTTGCCTCTAGACCATTTACAGATATGGGACTGTTTGTCGTATGACCTTACAGTAATCCAAAAATCATTTCTAATGAATCTAAGCGGTAAATTTTACGCTAAGAATAAGCAATGGTATAATGGCAATTACATGTTTACTGTTGACAACTGTGCGGCAGATGAATATCTAGATATGGGTGATAGCGAAAATCCAGAAGACCATAAATCATATAACTTTCTCGAACTTGATAATGGACAATATGCGGCACAGCCAAACAATCGTTGCATATTCCTTGACGCCGCAAGCAATCCGAAAGAGATGCTATTTCCGGACTTTAAAGTCTGCACAAAAAAATACATTGTAGAGCAAAATCCAAAATGGGCGATTGGTGATGCTGATACAGTAATGTATGAATAAGGAGATTAAATGTCAACATACAACGTATTCTGCGACACATGCGAGGCTGAGTATTCAGTAACTCCATTAGTAGGCGGAGACAACACAATACCAACACATTGCTCTTATTGCGGTTCAACAATAACCGAAGAAGCAGTATCAGAAAAAGAAGAAGAGTGGACAGATGAAGATTGGGACAATCTAATAGAAGATGATGAATGGTCCTCGGAAGACGATAGATGATTATAGCAGGAGTAGATTATTCTCTAACATGTCCTGCAATGTGTGTGTTTGATACTGAAGATGGCGAATTCAATTTTGATAAGTGTCATTTTTACTTTTTAACCCAATCTAGAAAGTATGAAGTAGAACTTAAAAATATCAGAGGTAAGTTTTTCGAACACGAAGGATTATCAGACGTATTACGATATGATGGTATATCAAACTTCTTCATTGACAGATTGTTAGAAACAGACAAAGAGTGCCACGTATTCCTAGAAGGTTATTCTATGGGGTCAAAGGGCAGAGTATTCAACATTGCAGAGAACGCTGGCATTCTAAAATACCGACTGTGGTTATTTGCCGTAGAGTGTACAGAAGTTCCGCCAACAGTACTTAAAAAATATGCTACTGGTAAGGGCAATGCAAACAAAGAACGAATGCAAGAGGTCTTTGAAGAATTCAACAGCATTCGTTTGAAAGAAGAACTACATATGACTGAGAAGCAATGGAATCCTTCTTCCGACTTGATTGATGCATATTGGCTATGCAAATATGGAGTTGACAAGTTGACAGCAGAAACAAAATAGAGTATACTCTATAAACAATGTAGAAAGTGAGTAATAATGGAAGAAGAAAAAATTAGTTCTTTGTTTGGCTTAGATGACGCTAAGAAACCTAGACAAGCAAAACCAATAGGGCATCTATACACGTTCTACTTGTGTGGTGAAATAACTAC